CATCGAGTAGTTCTGGTGTTATCTTAATCATTCATCACCACCACTTCACCAAACGGTGCATCTGTGCTGTTACTGTCAGTAGTTACCCACAGTGTAGGGTATGCTGGTTCAGCACCGAAATCACCACAGTATAAATCAGTGAGGAATACACAGGCTACTGGTTCTATGTTGTGTTTCTCAAGGTACTTAAACACAGGGCTAAATGCTGTACCTCCACCACCATGCGGTGTGATGTGTACTTCATCATCTCTTGTAAACTTATCGTAGTGTGATACTTCACTGTCAAAGTATACAACATGGATAGCACTAGGGTTACTGTCCTCTTTAATAGTAGTCACCTCTGCAGCGAACTGGTCTATCTCTTCTTGCCCGATAGAGCCAGAACAATCCACTGCTACTACAAGTTCGCCCATTGCCTCACCACTGGTACTTGGTAGGTACATACCTTGTGAGAGGAAGCGTCTGTTAGGTCTAGCCCAAGAGCGAGTGTCATCTTTACACTTCTCTACAAACCGTTGCAATACTTCACGCCAGTCCACCTTAGGTTGCAGTACCTCACCAACAAAGCGTTCCACTCCTGCACTCATCTTACCCATCATCTTCGCAGCCTGTGCTGCTTGGGCTACCTTAACTTTCCACTCTGCTGCGTTCTGTTCCTGTTCAGCAGGTGAGCCATCAGCATCAAGGCACTCATCAAGTGGGTCACCTTGCCCACCAACAGAGCCTACGCCACCTTCACCGTCACCGTCATCTATAATCGGTAGTACCTTGTAGATACCATCAGTAGTTCCATTGCCTTGTTGCCATATGCCGTTGTCATACAGCCCACCCTCTGGCATCTTACCAATGCCCTCATCAACAAGCAGTTGGTTGATGACGTAATCACCTGCCTTGTTCCAGTTGCGGATATCCCTCTCACCTCGTCTGAATGGGTGTTCCAACATGGGGTGCATACACTCATGGGCTACAAGGAACTTGAGTTCCTCATCACTTAACTTCTCACAGAAGTTGGGGTTAAACTTCGCCCTCTTACCGTCGGTTGCGGCAGTTGGTACTTCTTCTGTTACTTCAAAGGGCATGTTCAGTGCTATGTTCCCAATGAATGGGTGTTCCAGCACTAATGATGTCTTTGCTTTACTCAGTCGTTTCTCTATCTCCATCTTGTTTCTCCTCTTCACGGATTGTTTCAATAGTGCTATCTATATTCATAAGTGAAACCCCTAGTACGGACTTCGGCATATGGACAAGTAGCGTTTCAATGAGCATACCTGTTGGTAACTCATGCATGTTGTCATACCACACCATCAATGCAGTAGGAAACTCAGCCTTTAATTTTCTTAGTTCTGTGTCTGTCATTGTTAATAACCTTCTTATTAAAATCAAGCATGTATATCAGCATCCACCCATACACAAGTATCCCTACACCTAACAACACCTCAAGCACATCTATTCCTGCTATCATCATCACCCTCCACAAGTAGTTCATCACACATCTGTATCGCACTCTCTGATACAGCCCTTACAGTGTCGTCATCACTAACCCGACATATCTGTTCCAGCAAGGACTTAATCCCTGCCACCTTACACTTACACTCATCAAACGTATGGTATCCAACTTTATCAACCATGATATTCCTCCTCTTTAAATGGTAGAGATGCGTTCTTCTCATCAACTAACTCTCTACCTATATGATAATCACCCTTCATTCGCATACATGCCTCCATTGCAGCACCTTCATCAAAGAAGTTGTGGAATGTTAGACCTGTTGTCGAATCAATAACAAAGTATCTCATTCGTGGTACATCAGTCATCACCAACCTCCTTGTCTATCTCTTTAATAATTGAGTACACAGCGTCGTCCATCTCATCTTTGTACTCAGTGTTCAGTAATGCAACAACTTCAAGCCATCTTTTCTGACTGACTGCGTTGCTCTTACGCCTTGTTGCACCAAGGTAGTCCTCGTACTCCCAAGGTCTTGGTGTATATGCTCTTATTCGTGGTGGTAGTGCCATCATAATCTCCTCAATAATTGATAAATAGGGGGTTGCTGTGTATACGGTTGCAACCATACCGTTCTATAACCCACACCACCTCGTATGAATTATGGGGCAGGCAGTGTGGCAGTGATACACTCACTGTGTTATGGAGTTACCCCATAAATGCACTCATCTTATCCATGATATCCTTAGCCTCTCGTGCCTTATCCTGTCGCACTACTGGGTTGTTCCTCAGTGCATCAGGGTGTAACAGCAGAGAACCCTCAACTTGTTGTCGTAAGTCCTCAAGGTTAGGGTCATCAGCAAAGTTAAGGCGTGGCAACAAAGCACACAACTCTCGTGTGTTCTCCACCATAGTATCTCTAAAGACTGCCTTCGGGTCTGCTAACTTCTCACTCATATGTTTCACTCTATCATACAGTCTTTTCCAGATGTCTGCCATAGCAATTTCACTCGCCTCAGCAACACGCCTCTCAACATCTTGCTGTATGCTGTTGAGTTCATCATCACCTATCTCAACCCTAAAGTCATCACTAGGTACAGGGAATACTGCCATATCCATACGAAATTTCTCGTGTATACTGTCGTCACATGGGTAGTCGCTTTCATTGTACAGTCCATTAGGTAGTAACCTCTTGGCGTCCTCCTTTAGTCTACTATAATTACTTATGAACTCTGCAACAAGCGACTCCCATTCCCCTTTCTCCTTGCGAAACGCTGTCATAAACTCCAAGTAGTTCGCACTAGGTAACATCTGAGTTCCCTCAATGCCCCATGGTAGGGTGTTGGTGTAATACTTCTGCCTAATCGCAGTCGCTTTCTTATGCACACTGTCAAGGTGTCCACTCATAGGCAGTAGGCTCTTGTTGAACCTCCCTGCACCCATCGATGCACCATGCTGTGTCAGTATGTCTTTAGTAACCTTGCGGTCATACTTCCTCGCTGACCACTGGCTGATGTTAAGTTGCACTAGCAGTGCTTTATCTGTAAGTTTCATACATTCCTCCTAAAATAAGATGTCTTGGTGTTTAACTGCCCAGTCTGTAAACGCCTTGGTACTTGCCAACTCTGGCTTCTTCCTCGCTGCATAACTGATGCTTAACACACTGAACTCTGGTGGCATACGCTCTGCATAAGTACACACCCTGTTGAAGTTGTCCTCTGTTGCCCTCTCTGCTATCGCACCACTCAATGCATACAGCGTTGCAGGGTCTGATGGCACACTAGCAGTAGTTGGGTTAAGCAAGATTGCATCTGGGTTAGGTAGTTTCCGATATATCCTTATGAACCCTACGAACTCTGCTGCTGCACCCTCACCAACTGCCCCTTTAAAGCACTCATACTCTGCCTCTGGTGGCACAGTCCCAAGCACATCACTCACACCATCTACCCAACTCCTCGGCGTAGCGTTCTGCTCTCTCTGTGGGTCGAAGTCATGCAGTAAGTTAGGTCTAAACCGTATGAACGACACCACCTCAGTCTTAACCCCATGCTCTATTGCCCAAGCACTCCAGTCATCAAGGTGTGTATCAAGGTCAACGACTGTCTCCCTATTCCTAAGGTGTGATAGGACACGGTTAGCCCCTGCTCTATCCTTCTGCCTGTTACCCGTTGAGATAACCTGCCAACCATCTGGTAACTTGTGTCCATGTAGAGTCCTCGCTTGACAGATGTTAGCCAGTACCTTCTGCAAGTCAGCACCTGCTTGGTTCCTGTCATCGAACAACAGTATCCCTTTATCTGGTGCTTTACCCTCTTGCGGGAACCACTCTGGTAAACGGTATGTTAGGTTGTCACTGTCCTCTTTGTCGGGGTATAGTATCCCGAAGTCCTCCACCAACATAGTCGGCATATGCAACTCTCTGCACTCAACCCCAAGGTCATCAGCAACCTCATGCACTATGGTCGTCTTGCCACCACCTGGACTACCCTCTATACACAGCGTCCTCTGCTGTGGGAATAACGCCTTCACTGTTTCTTTCATCAATGTTGCTCTCATCTTACATCTCCTTTAACGTAGTTATATTTCTTATGGTCAATGCCATATGACACCACCATGCTCTCATCTCGGTGCTGTTTAGCCACCGTCTTATCACCGAAGTATGTGGGATTACCCTCTACATCACACACCATCTGTCCACCTTTGCCCCATCTGAGGCAGAATAACTTTAACTGCTTCATACTACCTCCATGTCCCATTAACCCATGACTCAGCCCTTGTACTGGTTGTACCCTTAGGTGCTACCCTCTCTCTGGTAGCCCCAACCACCCCATGCCGTTCCACCTTCTTCATATACAAGTGGCTCTTGATGGTAGTAGCAGTGTTCCTAGGCTTAAGTTGTGTGTAGTGCCTCTTGGTTGAGTTCGAGTCATACTTGTCACCATTCTCAAACCACTCACCAAGCAGTGTACTATAAATATACATAGGCTCATGCTCACCATAACTATACACTATATACAACTCATCACTCGTATCCCACAAGTCCCTATGTCTCCATCTCCCGAAGGTATTGCTACCATCAAACGACTCTCTCTTGGTAGTGTGAATGTTTGCATCTCTGTTAGATGTCTTGTGTATGGTGTAACCCTTGATATCCTCAGCCATCAGTTAGCCCTCCTTTCAAGGTAGTCTACCCACCGCATATATAGTCTATATATACCGAGTGCTTTACCTACCCTAAGAACCATCATACGAGTCGCTGAAGACTCTACTGCACCGCAGTCCTCTGGATGCTTAAGGCTGTACATAAGTTCATACAACGACAACAGTTCACCTGTCGTTATATCATACCCCCTGTCAAGATAGTGTATCCAGTTATGGTCGATGTTGTCGCTGTACTGACCAATAGTCTCAAAGTAATACTCTCTTAAAGTCATCAGTTATCCCCCCTAATAGTATTCGCAGTTGTTATAACGTGGTTAATCACTGACCTATGCAGTGTATGTTTGTTACTAGTCTTAACATCTATCGGATAAGGCTCATTATCATAGGCATTAACCACCTTTAACCACCAACCATCTGTTAGTTCTTGCATCTCTTTATGGGATACAAATACAATAATTAACTCATCATCAAGATTAAACTCTTCTTCTAATCCAGTAATAATATCTTTAACCTTCATATTTAACTCCTTTAATAGTTATAAAACAAATAAAAAGGGTGTCGTGTAGACCACCCATGATATTACTGTGATATTACTGTGGTGCAAATACAGTAACAGTACGTTTGTTTGAAGCACCAAAGTTATCTGATGCACTCAACATAGCCATGTATGGTTTATCACCACGACCACTCTTAACCGTTGGCTCTAAGTCAGAGGCTGAAGCATTCGGTGTGAATGGTTTAAACTCAGCCTTCTGTGATTTAGCCACATCAAGCATCCATTGATAACAAGCCTTAACATCATACTTTAATTTACCATCAACAAGTTCACCTTCATTAGACCAGAGTCCTGAAGCATTCTCTTTAAGTACCACTTTATTTACCGTATTAACAACAACATCAAACTTACCTTTATAATTTCCAGACATAAGAGTCCTCCATATAGTTTATAAATAAGAGACCACAAAGTAACCACTAAGAGCCCCACGAAAAGGAACACCCAATAGGGCAAGACCAAATTCGTGCCACCATTAGACCACAAATTTTTTCGGGGTGTGGATTTCCATTCTATCTATAATTTTAGATAGGGTTAGTGTAAAGTCACCTATATAGGGATGTGTCCGATAGGTAAATGTAAAGTTATGTGTAAAGTTTACACTAAATAGGTAGTGTAAAGGGTGTAAAGTTTGAGTATTTATATTATTATAGTACGCGCGTGGGTGTAAAGTTATATAGGGTAATCCATAAATAATCTATGTAAGGTGTAAGGTTAGGGTAAATAATCTATGTAAAGTTATGGGGTGTATTAAAAAAATGTATCGCTAGAGGGTGCATTGGAGTAAGGGTTGGTGAAAAATAATCTATAAAATCTACAAAAATATATTTAATGTGGTGCTAAAAATATGTTGGTATCCAATAGTTTACATGTAAAGTAATATTTATGTAAAAAACATTTTTTCAGAGAAAGACATAAATATTTGTAGATTATATAGATTATATATATTAACTATTATACTTATATTATACCTCAAATCCTTTTGTATCAATGGTTTTGCCCTAACTTTACATGTAAAGTTCTCCAATAATCTATGTGGTTAAACACACCTATATTAAGATTGTCTTATGTAGATTATTTTAAAACTTTACATCTATAAGTGTAGTAATATCAATGACTTACATAATAATCTACCTGTAAAGCGTTTAACTTTACAGTGTAAAGTACAGGTGCGAAGTGTAAACTATTAACATCTTCTTATATAGATACATTTAAAAGTGTGTAAGGTGTAACCCCCCGAGCTATGGCACATTAGTTTGTTGGAAATAAAACAGACAATAAAAAACCTAGGTTATTGGCCTAGGTTTTTGGTTTATTTAGTAATGAGCCCTGCGTTTCTCAGGTATCTCGGTTATTTCACTTGGCATCCGCTTTAGCTTTGCAGATTCGAACTTTCTTAGTTCCTGTTTGCTTGTGAACTCGTATCTCATCCAATATCTACCACATGGTGATTTGTTGAGTATGGTTATTTTACATTTATCATTCATATTGAACTCCTGTAAGGGGTGGAGCCTGGTTTCCCAGGACTCCGTTGGGTTTACTTGCGTGTAAATATCGAGTTGATTACTTTGGCTTTCGCCTTGGTAGCCTTATCGGTTGCAAACTCTAGGTCGATACGTGGGCTTGGATACCCTTTGTTCGCTTGAACAAGTTTCAACTTAGCGCCGTCCTCAAGTGCCTTATTTATAGTGGCAAGTGGGATTGTTGGCTTGGTAGCAGAGATTTTCTCGTTTACGCCCTTGATATATATAGCATATCGGTCGACGCCATAACCAGTTTCCTGTACCACTTCAAGCATATGCTTGAATAGTTCGGCAACTTCTTTCGCTTCGTACTCACCATTGACCTTATCAGATACAATAGTAACCATTTCCACGCCCGACTTTTGGTCTTTCTTGGGTGCAAGTCTAACACCACCTTTGAACAATTTACCCATGGTTTTATCTCCATTTGAGTTATAGATTCGCAGGTAAGCAAGTATGCCTACCTGCCCCTATCACGACGCATCATTGCGAAGTGATGCCATCATTACACCATAGAATATTAAAAGCCGTGTATCCCTTGCTACATAAGGGTTTGCGAGGTGGTGGTTTGATACAGTGGGTTAGGGCTACAACACCCATTTAATATCCGTTTTATAACCCCCCGAGCCAATAAAAATAAAGTTTGTTGTAAATATAACAGGCGAAAAGAAACCCTGCTTTCGCAGGGCTCTTAGTTGTACTAGATATTAGTAGGGATAAGGTGATAAGTTATGTATGTTGTATAACCATCTGTTATTCCTGTAATGTTCTTTAAGTCGTAGATACTTAGCGAACTTCTTTTTGTGTATTAAAAACATATTGTTTCCTTAGTTGAAAGGCTCAGGGCTTTCGCCCTTTGCCTAAGTTGTTAGATGTAAGGTTCTACTCTTACACATGCTTCGGCTGTTAATCCTACACAGTCGCCACACTTTGCCATTGATAGAAGCTCACGTTTCTTTGCTTCCATCGCCTTCTTAGAGCCGGTATCAAACTCATACCAGTTGCCGTCACCTTGAGGTTGCACCTGCAGTAACCATCTTTTTTCTTTTTTCATATATACTCCTGTATATTTATAGAACACACAACGCACTATTGCGAAGTGATGCCATCATTACATCATAGAATCGAACATGGCTTGTATCCTTTATACAGTAAGGGTTTTCGAGGTGGTGGTTTTGGACAGTCGGACAAGTGGTAGGGGGGCACTCGGATACAGAACTTTGACCCCCCCGCCCTTAATAAGTAAACCTCTCAATCCAAGACCCCCAAAAAGTAACGCTTTACACTGTTGTAAAGAACTAAAAAATTCCTACTAAAAAATTTGCATCCCCCAAAAAACCCTGTTATAGTACACCCATGGATAGATTACCCCTTAATCACACGAAGTGGTCAGATAGGCTAGCGTTTGACATGGCATTGCTCTTAGAGAAGAGTGGTGAAACACTAGATGAAGTTATTGACCGCCACAAAATTACACCTAGTGAGATGCTGGTATTTAACGAGGACCCAATCTTTAGGAAGAAGGTGGAGGTTTATCGTGACGATATTCGAGAAAAGGGTGTAACGTTCCGACTTAAGGCCCGTGCTCAGGCAGAGGAATTGCTGATGACATCGTGGCAACTTATACACAGCCCAGAGGTATCACCAGCAGTTAAAGCAGACTTGATTAAGTCGACGGTGAAGTGGGGTGACCTAGAGCCTAAGACATCAAGCCAAGACGTGGAAGCTGGTGGCGGTGTGAAGATTACTATTAACCTTGGTGAGTCCACGCATCAGATGACACAGGTGATAGAGCATGACGAGGCAGACGCCCAGCTTATCGGCGCTAGTTAAGGCGTTCGACCGCGTATTTGAAGAGTTACCAGCTAAGAAGTTTAATACGACCAGAGCCTACCACGACTTCGCGAATGACCTGATAGCATCAGGCATAAGCTTTCGGGTTAAGATAGTTAAGAAGCGTAAGGCCAGCCCAAGTTATATTATGGTTATGCTGCTGCAGACGGTGGACATGACCAAGCCAGATGCACCACCGCTAGAGCCACACGACCACTCGCGGTCCGCAGAGGATGCGCCGGATACAGACAGCGTGGACATAATCGGGGCGTGTCCGTCATGTGGCGTGCTTATGGCTAATAGTGAGTGGTGTGCGTACTGTGGGGAAGACACAGCGAAATTATATATCAAGGAGAGTAGGGATGAGTCAAGGCACTGAGATAGACTACACGCCGCCCACAACGGGTAGGGCGTTTATGTTGAGTGATTCGCCGATGCGGACACTGATGGGACCTGTTGGTAGTGGGAAATCGGTGACGTGCTCGTTTGAGATAGTGCGCAGGGCGACGATGCAGAAGCCCAACGCCAACGGCATACGCAAGACGCGAGCTGCTGTGGTGCGAGAGACAGCACGTCAGCTGGCAGATACGACGATTAAGACATTTTTAGATTGGTTCCCGCCGGGGCAGTGTGGGCGATACATGCGTACGACCAAGACGTACTTCATGAAGATGGGGGATGTTGAGTGTGAGGTGATGTTCCGGGCGCTGGACGACGCGGACGACGTGGCTAACCTTAACTCGCTGGAGCTGACGTTCGCATGGTTTAACGAGTGTCGGGATATTCACCCTGACATTATTGATGCGATGTCTAAACGTGTGGGGCGGTTCCCGTCGAATAAGGACGGGGGGCCGACTTGGCATGGAATGTGGGGGGATACCAACCCGCCGACGATGGACACGTGGTGGTATTATCAGATGGAGCACATCGACCCTAAGGATGGGGTGAGTGAGAACGACAACGGGTGGGATGTGTTCAAGCAACCATCAGGTCGTGCTCCTGACGGAGAGAATGTTGAGAATTTGCCAGATGGGTATTACGATACACAGGGTCGGTCTGAAGAGTACATAAGGGTTTATATTGACGGTGAGTATGGGCTATCAAGTGCTGGTATGCCAGTGTACAAATACTTCCGTCCTGATTACCACATGTCCCATGAGCCACTTAACCCGATTGTTAACGGTGTGAGACCCATCGTTGTTGGGATGGACTTGGGGTTAACCCCCGCGGCTGTCATCGGGCAGCAGGATGCGAAGGGGCGTGCGATAATCCTTGACGAGGCCGTCAGCTTCGACATGGGGATACAGAGATTTATGCGGACGGTGCTCAAGCCGCTGCTATATGAGAGATTTCCAGGGAGCCCAGTGATGATAATCGTGGACCCCGCTGGTGTGCAGAGAGCACAGACGGACGAGCGGACAGTAGTGGACATCATCAAGGCGGAGGGATTTAAGGTTAGGCCTGCGAAGACTAACAGTGTCTCGGCGAGACTCAACGCGGTGGATGAATACTTGATGAGACACGTGGATGGCGAGACGGCGTTCCTTGTAGACCCTAGGTGCACGAAACTTAAGAGTGCTATGATGGGTGGATACAGGTACCATAAGAAGAACGGTACGATTGATAAGAACAAACACTCGCATGTTGCAGAAGCCCTGCAGTATTTGATGCTTCATATCGGTAGTATTGACGAGGGTGTAGAATTAAATCGGAGAAGAAGTGTAAAACCTGCCCCCGCGATGGGGTGGACATGATATGATACACCTGGGTGTGGTTTACTCTCCTCTTCCACATTGTAGTTACACACCCACCCCCCCGATGAGTCACTTCTCGGGGGACCTTTTATTATAAAATAGTTGCATATGACAAACAAAACGTG